CTCTGGTCAACTTTGTGTATGAAGGTACCACAACACGCAATGTGTTGTCAGTAGTGAACATGCGAAATCCACTATCTTCATTAGACGCCGCATTATATATACTGGCCTCGTACGTACCAAACTGCTGACCACCATCATTACCCAATGGGTATGCTGCTAAGGTTAAACCTGATGCACTGGTTTGGTCATGTGTAATGGTCCAAACAGTGGAACCATTCGCATACGCATACAGATCTAACATACGTCCAACTTTACCTCCGTACATAAATGCTTGAGCCGTATCCGGAATGGGATTAGCCCCAGTAACAATGGGTAAATAATACTTCTTGTAAAATGGAACCAATGAAAACCCTGGAGATGAAGCGTTGGCCACATCTTGAGTGTGCCAATCAGGAACCATCATAAGTTGCTTAACGCTTCTAAACTTCTCACCAACAACGTGTCCTGACATGTCTTTGTCAAAAGCCACTCCACCGGATTGAAGATAAACTCCCGTAGTGGTCTGGTTACTGGCAGGATTTGTGCCCTCAATCATACTGGGCTTAACACAAGCGAACTGAAAGCCAGGTAAGGCCTCCACAAACACAAGCATGTCTACAGTAGAAGGTGCGTTTGGAGGGATAATCAAATCAGACACAACTTCTACTGATAGCGTTCCAATGCTATCAAAGAAATTAGCGTATGGATAAATATGTGTGAAAGGCACTTCAAAATCAATCATGTTGCCATCCTTCAAATCAAAAGCTTTACTATATGTGTCCAAATTCACTGAGCCAGGAATGGTAACATTGTTTGAACCAATGGTATTAGCATATTGCCTCACTCCGGGCAAGTATGTGATCAAAATTCTCCCTCCATGCAACTTAGTCTTTGAAAAATGGAATGTGAACTTAAATCCACCCCTCCAATATCTAAAGTTGCTACCAACATACATTAAAGTACTAGGTAAAAAGCAACTTGTGGTCAAAGTGGAAAAGGCCGGCAATGAAATGTTACCACTACCACCTTCCCTGTACCACATAGCAGAAGGAGTTACAGCCATACCATAGAAATATGACCCTGTTGTAAGTGAATTAGTCAATTCCCTCCGACAAATAAGCTGCTTCTTGGTCAATATGTAATCAAATGCCATTTGGTCCTCATCAGTGCAGCCGACAGCACCATCCACTGTAATGGAATTAGTTTGAAAAGGGCCTACCACCACTGCTGGAGTGGGTACATCAATCTGGGAATCATACCTATAGGTTTCACCCACTACCCTTTGATGGTGTGAGGTATCTACAGGCTTAGAAAAACCAAATGATGCTGCTACGTTGGCAGCGTTCTTTAAAAACCATGCTGGCGTTCCCATTGCTGCTTTCAAGCCTGGTATGCGTCCTACTTGGGAAACCAAACCAGAACCTGCATCCAATATCCCCGAAACAACACCTGCTCGCTTAGCTTCACCTCCACTCTGCAAATTGATAGCAGAGGTTATTGATGTCTTTGCACCAATTACCTCTACATCCTCAAGCCAAGTATAAATCTGAAAAGTGGGCGCAAGACCAGAAGTGGGGTTCCTAGCACCAGCCAACATGGTGCCCATAAAGACACCGTAGGGTTGTATCAAATTAACATTACCAATATCGTCATATGGAATATACTCATAAGGCGCTACAAATGGAACCTTCAACTCAGCACTAGTATTCTCGGATATGTCCAACAACACATGCGGTAAATTAACTGCTAATGCAGGGAAATACCCTCGTCTCCCATTTATTGCGTTATTAGTCTCGCCATACTGGAAAGACAAACATGCAATACCTTGGTGAAAAGGCGTAGCAGATACGACCATCTTAAAACACAAAGTGGCTCTGATACCCATACAACCTGCTAAACGGGAAAAGGTGTTAACCGCAACCATATCTCTAAATCCAGAAAAGTTAGCAAATGATATTAATGCAAATTGGGTGTTGGTTGCAGGTAAAGCTCCAGATGATCGAAAGCATGGTCTACTCAAGTATTCCCGCAAATCTCCAACGTTCGCTGATGAGCTTACACCATATGCTAACTCATTGGCCGTTATCTCAGCACACATAGTTGCCTCATCATTAAAAGAGGTTATATTAGCGATAGTCTCTGTATTCTTAGACACCGTAATACCTTCTATTGTGTCG